TCACCGAGTAATCTTGCCTGTGGAAATAGAGCTTAATATGCTTCTGTTGCCTCGAAGTTACCAAGACACATATAAGGCCATCCGTTCCTATTACCTCAACAGTACATTGTTAGTCATTCAAACAAAAACAGGCATATACGAAAACCAGTTGATTTCAGGTATTCCACATGAGGAAACCACCGAACAATATGATGCTATTTCTTTGACCTTAAACCTACGGCAAGCCCTTTTTGTTCTGCCTGTTGGCGGCCAAACCCCGCAAAATCCTGCCGATACCACAACTGTGGATCGGGGGCAACAAGGGCTGAGTAGCATTAACGCGCTCCAGTTAGCCCTAGCTCTTGCGGCGTTCCAATCTTATAATCTTGCAGGAGGTAACGCTGCATGAATATAGTCCCGTTAGCCACTAACGTTCCTAACCAATCCCTGTCTGTTAGAGCGGGAGGACAACAATACGATTTAAGGTTGCATGATTGCGGCAATGGCGTCATGAGTATTGATGTTACCATTAATGAAGTTGTAACCCTTACCGGCACTCGGCTTGTGGGCAATTACCCCATTTTTGTTAGTGAGTATATGGAGAACGGAAACTTCATACTACAAACCTCTAATGAGGAATACCCAGATTACACTCGTTTTGGCGTAGACCAATATTTGGTATATGCCTCTCAAGCAGAAATCGAGGCCATCAATGCGTCCGCCTAGTGAGATAGCCGCACCTTCCACTACGAACACGGGGCTCGATGAGCGTATCGTGCGGATTAGTATTCAAGTTAACGGCGTAGTAAAACAATATGAGAATCTCTTTATTAGCGCCGTGGGGGTTAAGTATGGTAATCCTCTACAAAATGAATGTGAGATTACTATCTATAATTTAGATCGCGCCACGCAAGATTATATTCTTACGGAGACGACGCCATATAACTACAATAAAACCCGTAAAACCGTAATCTTAGAAGCTGGACGGCAATCCTATGGCACCACAATTATATTTATTGGTGATATTGTATATTCTAGCGTTACGCAACCTCCAGACGTGGGGGTAACCTTGAGGTGCTTAACGAGCAATTTTAAGAAAGGATCGGTCATTTACACCAACCAACCTGCGCTGTCTACCATAGAGCAGGTCACAAACGCCCTGGCTAATCAATTAGAAGTCCGCGCACAATTTGAAGCGACCAACAAGACCATCGGAAATTATAGTTTTAATGGGTCTACGTTAAAACAATTGGAGCTTTTAGCTTCTATGGGGCAACTAGACGTCTTTATTGACGACGATACGCTCGTCGTGAAAAACGCGGGCGCTCCTCTTAGAAGTAGTGTTCGTCAACTTTCGGCAAGCACAGGACTTGTCGGGATACCCGAGTTCACAGAACGGGGTGTGAGATTGAAATTCTTTATCGATAATAAGACTGTTCTCGGTGGCGCAATTGAGCTTCATAGTGAAAAGTATCCTGCAACAAATGGGACGTATGTTATCTACCAATTGGCGTTCATCATTACAAATCGATTAACACCCTTTTACTATATAGCAGATTGTTTCCGTATTCCGCCATCTGGAGAAGAGGCCACCAATGGTTAATAATCCCAGTCTAAACCCCGCCGACAATAATAGCCTTGCTGGCGCGCTTAGGTTTGCGTTCAGCAAGATGATACAAGACATTAATGGAATGCTCCCTGCGCGTGTTATAAAGTACGATCGGGCGGCTAATAGGGTGCAAGTACAATTACTGATTTCTCTTATAACAACAAGCGGGGCATCTGTTCCACGCGCGCAAATTGCAAGTATTCCTGTGCTACTCTTGGGGGGTGGCGGCCTATTCATAAGCTTCCCGATTAATCCAGGTGACCTAGGGTGGGTGATTGCTAATGACCGAGACATATCGAACTTTTTATCAACGTATTCGACCAGCATTCCAAATACTAATCGTATTAGCCAGTTTTCTGATGGGTTGTTTGTGCCTGATATTATGCGCGGCTATACTTTGGCCAGTGACGCTGCTG